TTTAGGATTTTTCTTTGCTTTTTCAGGCATTTCATCAAAAAGCCTCAAAAGAGATGTTTGTTGTTTTTCATCTAAACCATTAATAAATGAAATTACAGCTTTTTCAACTGCTTCTGATTTGCTTTCATAATTAAGATAACAGTGAGCAGTAAGCATTTTATAATAGCGTGGTCTTAAATAAGTCATTACACTAAATAAGTGCTTGTTTTTATTATTGGTCATAATATAATTGTTAGTTGAACAAAAATATAAAATATCTACAATATAAATACAAGTAACTCAAAATTATTATTTTAAAATATAAATCTTTGTAATATGCAATTAAAATATACCATAGACATAAGTGCAGAAGAACCAATAATGATGCTTGATAGCCATATTGGATTTGATTCCGATAAAGGAGAAGGTATTGATGGTGCTGAATTTGCAAAAGAATTACTTTATTTAGATTCATTACAAAAGAAAAGAATACAAGTAAGGATAAATAGTATAGGTGGTTCTGTAATAGATGGAATGAGTATCTATAATGCTATTTTAAAAGCTAATGCTAAAGTAGATACTTATAATATAGGAATAGCTGCTAGTATTGCAGGAGTTATATTCCAAGCAGGTAGAAATAGAATAATGGCTGATTATGCTTTACTTATGGTACATAATCCTTCTAATGGAGATAAAAAAAGCCTAGCAAAGATTAAAGAAAGTCTTTTAGTAATGCTTAGTCGTAAGACTGGTAAAAATGAAAAAGAATTATCAAAGCTAATGGATGTAACAAGTTGGTTTAGTGCTTCAGAAAGCATAGCAGCAGGATTAGCAGATAAAATAGAAATAAGCAAGGATAATAAACCAAAGATAGTTAGTTCCGATGTTAAAGCTGCATGGCTTGAAGCAACAGAAATAATAAACAGTTACAAACCAAAAACAATTAATAAAATGGAAAACATCATTAACAAATTAGGATTAGCAGCAGATGCTACCGAAGAAACCATTTTAGCAGCTATTTCAGAAATGGAAAACAAAATGAGCGAATTTGAAAAAGTTAAAAAAGCTCATGATGAAGCTAAAGCTAAATGTAATGAATTATCAGATAAGTTAAAAGAACTTAAAAAAGCTAAAGATGAATCTGATGAGGAAGCAGAAAATGCTAAGAAAATGGAAGCTAAAAACAAAGCTGAAGAATTAGTAAACGATGCTCTTAAAGCAGGTAAATTCAGTAATGAGTTTGCAGGTCATTGGACTAACCTAGCATTAGAGAATTTTGATGCTGCATCTGAAATGATTAAAGGTCTTTCAGTTACTAAAAAAGGTGTTGATATAGTTATTAACAGAATTAATGAATCTGATGATTTATTAGGAAATGTTGTTGCAAGAACAATGGCAGATTTACAAAACAAATTCAATAAATAATAAACAAATAAAAAACAGAAAAAATGGCAGAAGCGTTAAATATCCAAGACACCACATGGTCAGGTAATGCAGCTAGTTACATGATTACTAGAGCAGTAGTTGGTGCAGACACTATCGAAAAAGGTGTTATTTATGTAGAAGATGGAATCAGAAAGAAAAAGACTATTCCACGTATTGAAGTATCAGGTTTCATGCAAAGAAGAAGTGCTACTCCTATATCTCAAGGAACTGTTACAGTAGATGGTAGAGTATTAGACCCACAGGATTTGATGCTTTATTATGAATTTAATCCAAGAGATTTTGAAGCTCACTTTTATGCTGAACAATTACAACCTAAATTGTTAGGTCGTGAATTGCCAGTTACTGCTGAAAACTTCATGGTAATGCAAACAATGAAACGTTTGAATGAATTTTTTGAAAACGCTATCCACAGAGGCCGTAAAGAATACGATTTAGCTGGTGCTGCTGTAACTCCTGCTTCTAAAGGAGATGTTGCTGGTGCTGCTGCTTATTTCTATTTTGATGGTATTATCAAAAAAGCATTAGATGCAGGAGATGCTATTCCAGTTCCTACTCCAATTGCTTTGACTTACTCTAACATTAGAGATAAATTCCAAGCTGCTTTGAACTTAGTACCAAAAGCATTACTATACAGATATGGTAAAGCAGGTCTTAAATTCATCGTTTCTTATGCTGACCAATTAAAATACGAACAAGCATTAAGACAAGATTTATACAAAAATCAGGACACTACTGAATCAGGTATCAACAGATATTCTGGTTATGATGTAGTTCCAGTTGCAGGTCTTCCTGAAGATACTTTTTATGTATGTATCGCTAAGCCTGATATTGATTCAAATCTTTGGTTAGGTATCAATAGCACTGAAGATAACCAATTACAATTGATGAGATTGCAAAACAATTCTGAAATGTTCTTTGTTAAAGGTCTTTTCAAAATGGATACTCAAATTGGATTTGCTGACCAATTAGTAATTTATACTACTATCACTGCTTAATTAAATGGGGGCTTAAAACCCCCTTATTTTAAACTTATAAAAACTAAAAAATATGCCACGTTTCGGATTATTAAAAAACGAAGATAACACAGGTAGAGTTTTAAACTTTGCTAAATTAACTCCTGCTTATGCAGCTTCAGTTACTATTGTTCCTAATGCTTCTAAAACTTTTGTTATACCTGCTGATTTAACAGGTGCTTTATCATTAGTTGCTACTGTTTCTACTTCACAAGATTGTGATGAGTTAGTATGTGTATTTAAAGCTTCAGGTGCTAATAGAGTAGTAACTTTTTCTACTGGTTTTGCTACTGCTGGTACTTTAACAGTTCTTTCAGGTAAATCAGGTTCAGTTTCTTTTGTTTTTAATGGAACTGCTTTTGTTGAAAAAGGTAGAGCTTTAGAAGCATAATAACATTTTGTTATGGAAGAATTAAAAGAATTTTTGTTATCACATACTTATGTAAAAAATATTTATTTTATAGATGAAGTTTGGTCAATACACAAACCAAATGGAGAACATAAAGTAAAAACTAGAGAAGAACTATTAAGTTTTTCTAAAGTTGAACAAGAATGTGAAACAAAAGAAAAATTAACAAAAAAAGTTAAATAAATATAAACCGCTTAAAGATTAAAAGCCACTTGTTATTAATGGGTGGCTTTTTTTCTAAAAGCATAAAACCAAAAAACAATGTTACCTAATATCACATTTAATTATGGACAAGGTGGACTTGGTAGACCTTTGACAGGAGAAGACTTCATTAGTGGACTAGTGTTTGTCAATTCTTCCTTACCAAGCGGTTTTTCATCTACCGATAGAATAAAAAAGGTATTCTCTTTAGCAGAAGCTGAAGCTTTGGGTATCAATAAACTTTATTCTGATGAAACAAAAGCTACTGCTACTTATTTAGTAACTACTAAAGCTACTGTTGCTGATACTATTTCTTTAACTTGTACTACTATTGAGGGTTCAGTTAAATTAATTAACAACTATGCTTTTGTTACTTCTGATGCAGTTTCTACTGCTACTACTGCTACTGCAATAGCTGCACAAATCAATGCAGGAACTACTACTCATAAATTTACTGCTATCGTAACAAGTTCAACAGTAACTATTACAGCAGTTGAAGGTCAAGGTGTATTCTTAAATTCAGGAACTCCTTATGTACTTAGTATTACTGGTGCTTTAGCTGGTACTTTAACTCAAAATGTAGTTGCAGGTATTGCTTCTAAAAGAGCAGTAGAATGGTATCATGTATCTGAATTTTTCAGATTACAACCACAAGGAGTTATTTACATAGCTTATTATTCTACTTATGATGCTGCTAATGTAGCATTAGTAAGAGATTATGCTAATGGAACTATAAGACAAGTTGGTGTTAATCACGATTTCTCTACTGCTTTTGCTACTACACAAGTAAGTGAATTACAAACAGTAGGTACTGAATCAGAAACTCTTTACAAACCATTATCTATTGTTTATAATCCTGAAATTAGCGGAACTGCTACATTATCAGCTTTAGTAGATTTAACTAGTTTAGCTTCTAAAAATGTATCAGTATCTATTGGACAAGATGGTAAAGGTTATGGTTACAAACTATGGAAAGCTACTGCTAAATCAATTGGTTCTTTAGGCGCAGTATTAGGTGCAGTTTCTGCTTCTAGCGTATCTGAATCTATTGCTTGGGTAGGTAAATTTAACATGAGTAACGGAACTGAATTAGATACCCTTATGTTTGGTATCAACGCATCAGGAACTAATGTATTTTATAATAATGTTGCTGATTCTCAATTAACTTCTTTAAATAACTATAGTTATGTATTTTTAAGAAAATTAATAGGAATAACAGGAACTTATAATACACCTCCTACAACTGCTACATTAAGCTCTAATGATTACCATTTCATTTATTCTAACAGAACTATTGACAAAGCTACAAGAGGTGTTAGAGCTTCTCTATTGCCTTTGCTTTCTAGTCCTATTAAATTAAATTCAAATGGTACTTTAACAGATACTAGTATTGCTTATTTTATTTCTCAATCTGAAATCAATTTAGATACTATGGTTAGAGATTCAGAATTAAGTGATTATGAAGTAACTATTGATACTACACAAAATGTATTAGCAACTAATAACATTACAGTAGCAGTTAAATTACTTCCAATAGGAGTAGCAGATTTTATCACAGTTAATATAGGTTTCACTACATCAATCTAAAAATAATAAGTTCTGGCAACACCACTTATAATCGGAGTTAGTTATGGTTGGGGTAATCTACAATTGGTACTTTTCGGAGTACCTGTTGTAGGTATCACTAAAATTGACTATAAATCCAAGCAGAACAAAGAAAATCTTTATGGTGCAGGTTACAAACCAGTTTCAAGAGGTTATGGTAAATATGAATATGAAGGTTCTATTGAAATTTACACAGATGAATGGAAAAGAATTATAGCCGCTTCTCCAAATAGAGACCCCCTTTCAATAGCTCCATTTGATATTAATATTGTATTTTTAGCAGGAACAAGAAATTTACCTAATAAAGATGTATTAAAAATGTGTGAATTTTTAGAAAATCCTTTAAGTTCATCAGAAGGAGATACCTCTATAAAAGTAACTATTCCATTAATTATCGGAGATATATTAAGATAATTAACAAAATATTTTGTAATTTAGCCCCGTAAGACTAAACCAACAAAATATTATGGAAAAAATTAATGAAAATGTTTTAATAATCAATGATTATGAAGCTATAAGGGCAAGATTATCTAAAGAATTAGGAAAAGAAGTATATTATTATACTTTTGAAACAGAAGATAAAGAAGAAATAGTAGGCTTTATGAAAGACCCTGATAGATTAATAAAAATGAGGGCTTTAGATATGAGTTTACAAAGTTGGACAGCTGCTGCTAATATC